GTAGAGCATACAATACTTGATCTTGATTATTGTTTAAGTCTACTGCTCGTATAGACGATCCAGCAGCAAATACTCCTTTAGCACTATCTACATCTGTATCTCTATATACTCTTACTACTACACCACTTGCAGGTGCAGAGCTAAATACCACCTGTGCAGGACTTGTGGTTGCTGTGTATCCAGTTGTTTGTGTTACTCCATTTAAAGCAACTTTAATGTCTTCAGTTTTTAAAACAGGGAACGGATAACTAAAGGTGGTAGTTGACGCATTACCTGTATATTCTTGATAAGTTGTTGCCATCAATCATGTTGTTAGTTGGTATGGCGGGTGTGTTTATCTATAAATAGAAAGTATATTGTTGGTGCTTGTTTGACTACGAGATTGAGTTGTCCTCATATCTAATGATCGTTGATCACTCATTAATTTCTGTACTTCACCATCATTTTGAATTTTAGACCAAGCTACTTTTCTAGCGTTTTCCATGATTTGCTTTATACGATCATTATGGTAATAAGCTTTCATAGGGTCTAACTCTTTATTAATACCTTTGTTATCCCTTTTCATTTGCTGTATAGACGCAATAATCCTTGGATCTTTTGCTAAAGCATTTAACTGAGCTTCTATATTCTGATCACCAATAGCTTTTTGATATAGTGATCTGACTCTTGGAGAATCAGATAAGTTAATACCAGTTGGTGAAGAATAAGTAGACGTTCTTCTATCGTAATTACTTTCAAAGAATAACTTTCTACCTGGACCTTGGTCTAAATTAAATTGAACAGGACTTATGGCATTGAACATACGAGTCGGAAAGTCCCAATCTCTTATCGGTTGACCATTAAGTAAGTCAAATTTAGTAGGTAGTTCTTGTGGAGCTAATACCTCCATAAATAAGTTTCTATTTCTTAGTGCATCTCCTATACCAGAGTTTAATTCCTTCATATAAGGATTAAACACCTTACCTATCTCATTTCGTAATGATGATAAGGGTACTGAGTTATTTAATAGACTTGAAATTACTCTATTCTGTGAACCCTCTTGGAATGTTAAAACTTCTGTAAATTGCTGTAATCCAGTTAAGTAAGACTTTGATGTTAACCCTTGAGCAACAATCATAGCCATCCTTTGAAACTGGTTTTCAGTCCACTCTTCACCCATTAATTTATTAGCATCACCTACATCAGCAACACTAGAAAGTATCAGGTTAAATGGTTCTAATGATTCATAACCAACCCATACATCTCCTATCTTTATACTTCTAGGTCTCCAACCTGAATCTATCCAAGCTTGTCGTTGTTTACGATTTGGAGGACCATTACCAGTAAGACCACCATTCATAAAGTGAATGTTAGCCATAGTAATTACTCCACCACCTATTGCTAATCTTCCGTTTTGTAATGCCTTAGCATTAGCTAACTCAGTAGCATTTGTAATTCCGTACTTAGCTACAGACTCTAAGTTATCAGGTGTAGCACGTGCTATTTGGTTAAATTCATCGACTACAAGATTTAGTAATGGTGTATGCTTTGCTGTTAGTTCTAGACCGTTAACACCTGTTCTTGCGAATAAAAAGAAAGGTTTAGCCCATGGTGTCTCTTCAAATACTTTGTTTAAACCTTTAGCAAAACCACTCATATCAGTGGTTAAAGTTGCCTCTTTCTTTGCATGTAAAGTTGCAGCATCAGCGATATTTCCATCAGCATCTAAAATAGTGCCAAGGAATCTATTTTCTGCATCTTTTAATAATCCTGGGGTTATCTCTGTAATAGTACCTTCAGTAAACTCATCCATAGCTAGACGCATTGCCTTTTCCCTAGCTTTAGCTCTGACTAAAAGATGACCAAAAGCATCATCAGTAGCAGCCATGATCTTAGTTGAATAAGTTAAGAACTTATTATCATTCGCAGATCTAGCCATGTTAGCTATATTGAATGCTGCTTTATCTCCAGCTGTTGCCTTGCCACTATTCTCTGTCCAATTGCGAAGCATGTCCCACTGTTGATCTCCTTTTGTATATTCAGAGAAACGTGATTGAATAGTTGCTATATCACCAGCCCAGTAAGAGTTAAGTTTAGTTTTAAATAAAGTAAACGCCTCTGGTAAGGTTTGAAGCATTGCATTCATAGATGCCATAGCAGCTCTTTGTGTAGCTCTATCACCAGATAAAGTTGCACCTAAAGCTGTGGATAATGGACGTAAGAAAGTAGCTGTACCTGTACCTAGAATTGCTCTAACTGAAGTCTTAGGACCACTTAGTACGCTATTAATCATCACACCTTGCATCTCTTTTGCAAAGACACCTCTTTGTATCTGACCTTTAAAATCTCCACCTCTGATCTTTGCTTTCATATAAGCATCGAAATCCTCTAGATTTCTGATGTTATTAGACATAGATACTGTTTCAAATATTGCTTTAAATAGATCATCATTATCACTTTCTCCAGCAATCTTGAAAGCTAATCTAAAGGAATCTATAGAGTCTTGTATTTGGCTATCAACTACTTGATTAATAGCTCGTTGTTTACCAGCACCAAGGTTTCTAAAGTCTTGTGATCTGACAGCTTTAGCACGTTTTATATGAGTTAAGCCAACAATTATTTTGTCGTATAGAGCTTTAGCAGGACCATCAACATCCGCAAGATCTGCTATATCAATTAATTCTCTACCAACCACACCCATATCTCTAATCTCTTTTATAAGAGAACCGATGATTAAATCACCTGCTACAACGTCTCCAGTTTGCCAAACATCAATACCTTGAATCGTGTCTTTACCTAAATTAAATTCAGACCAAAACTCTTCAGCACTTAAGTCAGAAGTATTTCTACCTTCTATTACTTGTCTAGCTCTTTCAAGAGAGTCACCCCAGACTTCACCAATAGTTTTACCAGCAGCCTTAGCCTTAGCTATCTCATCTTGTATGCGAGAATCACTCATAAAGTCTTTTAGGACTTCTTTAACTTGTTCAGTTGCCATACCTGATGACATACTTGTGCGATCAAGTTGAACAGGTGTGTATAAAGAATCGGTAGAACCTACCTCTGCACCCCATTCATTATCAATACGTCCTAATTGCCTTCTTACATCATAAGGTTTTCCATTTGATGTAGGTGCAGCTTGCCATTGACTAGATAAAGGTTTGTTTTTATATGCTCCATAACCTCTTAAAGTCTGAGCTTCTAACTGAGCTTTTTCTACTACTTGTCCTTTTACACTAGCTTCTCTAGCTATAGCCTTATCTAAAGCCTCGCTTCCACCATCAGTAACTGTTTGTTTTTTACCTTTACCCTTTACAACTCTCCTACCTTTACCAATTAATATGGTAGCTCCATCAAATAAAGCACCAATACCCATACCTTCTACGACATTCTTCAATGTCTTCATGGCAGGGTGATCTTCATCGTTGGTAGTTATAGGAGTATCTATAAATCCATATCTATCTCTAAGTATCTGTAGACCATTATCATCTTGAGAATATTTAGAAATAGTATCTGATGCAGCACCAATAGCTGCACCTTTAGCGAGCGTTGCACTAGCTCCAGATAAACCTCCAAACAATGCACCTGCGCCTACTGCCTTAGCAGTTGGAATAATCGCAGCAGCGAGAGTACCAAAATGAACAAGGCTTCTTAAAGCTCCTCCCCACCATGTAGTTGTCTCTATTGGATTTTCATCATTTACAAACCAGTCATCCCACTCAGCTCCATAACCATCATCTGTTTTACCCTCCTCAACCATCTCTCCACTAAACATGTCAAATGCACGTTCAGGGAGAGTGACAACTGAGGATGCAGTATCTTGAATACCACCTCCAAAAGCAGATTGAAGTTCTTTAACAGCACCTTTGAAGCCTCCACCACCCTCTTGTTTACGAGGATCGTTAGCTTCTAGTTGGGCTTGTTCTAAATTTTGTTGTTGTTGAAGTACTTGTTCCTCCCTTAGAAGGTTACGTTGCTCTTCCTCATTAATATGTTCACCTAGACCTTCAGCTGATGACAACATAGCGTCAGTGTCAATCAGATTCGGATCGAATCCTGAATTCATTTTATTACCTTAGTAATGTTTACATTCCTGCTTGTTGTTTAATCAAAGCTTCTTCTTCTGGACGTAGATCAAATTCTCTATCACCCTCGAACTCTTTACGGTATTTACCTTTGACTGCACTCGGAACCCAATTTCTACCGTTCCAAATTACATAAGGGGTATCAGTTCCTTTGTTAGTTGTTTTATACCATTCTCCTGGTCTTGGTGCATCTTCTTTATTAATCGGTTCATCACCACCGAAGAATGTAGTCCTTAGATCAGCACTCGTACCATCAAATGGTTTGTAGTAGCCATCTTGATCCATGAAATCGTTAACAGGACCAGAGTACTTCTGACCTTCTGTGTTTCTTGTAGTGCTATATATCCAGTTCTCACCATCGTAAACAGCATATCCAATCCTAAAGGCTCCAGGTAATTCTTTCCAATCACCTACTCTTGGTTCAAATGCACCTAATGTATGGGTATATCCAGCTTCTACACCTTCCTCGATTACCTCTTGTCCTGATTGAGCCATAGGTACATTTATAGCTTCTGGAAGTAGATGATCTATTTCATCATAAGCAATAACTTCATCATCACTGAATGCAGTTATTTTAGCTCTGAGTACTCTAGCTGGATCTGGATGAAATTTTAATAACCTAAGACTCTTACCATTATCTAATTCATAGATTTGTTTATCAAATTCAGACATGATAAGTTTCTCACCTTTTACTAAGGCAAGTTGTGCATTTTGTAAATCTCTAGCACTTACATATTTACCATTAACTTTCTTCTGATTCTTCATCAACTGCTTATAGAACAACTGAGTTTCACCTGGATTCTTTCTAGCAGCCTCTAAAGCTTTTTCTGATCCTGGTATAACTTCCTCTAAAATCTTGTTTGGATAAGTACCAACATATTCTTTTGCTACTTGTAATTTCTTAGAGTAGGTATTATCAAATGGTACGCCTTCATTTAACAGTTTTTGATAGTGACCATTATCAATTTTTGCATAAACTCTTTCCTTCGCTTTTCTTAAAGCCTCACCTCTATTTGGTTCGTTTCCATACTCTTCAGCAAAATAGATTCTTAAATCTCCTTCAGCTAGGTTTAAAACTTCAGCTTGATCATTAGCTGTATAAGTAGCTATTTCTGGATGACCTTCTAATCTTGTTTTAAAGAAATCAGTTTTTATACGATTTGAATCAGTCGAGCTTAAACTCCATTCGTCTGATGTATCAACTCTGCTTTTCCATAGTGCAAATACATCAGGCTCTTCTATCCCTTTTAAATCATTAAGAAAAAAAGGTTCAGAGTTTATGAACTTATCAGTTAATTCTTCAACAACCTTGTCTTGTACCTTAGATTCTTCAGTTATACCATTTAGTACTGTTGATGGTATGTCAATACCTTGTTTTTGAAAACCTTCAATAAACTCTCTTTTTTCGTCGTTAGTTGGAAATCTACCCTTTGTTTTAATAATATCTAAACTCCAAGTTTTCCATTCAACTGCAGCCTTTTTAGACTGGTTTTCAATTTTCTGAACTTCTTTATTTATATATTCAGTATCTGCTTTGTGTAAAGCATCTTCCCATCCAGAAGCTTCAAAAATCTTTGCATGTATATCTTTAATGTTTTCTAGTTTACCTTGCTTCCCATAATGCTTTAAAAATATATCATCAATCTTACGAGCTTGAGTTGTTGTTAATTCACCTCTCTGTACACCTTGAGTTAAATAACCTAGTAATCTTGTTAAACCACCAGAGAACTTTTCATCTGTTTTAAATTCTTCAATAAAGCTAATTACTTGTTTTTCAAAGTCAGGACCATCTACAGCTTGGAATACACCTGTAACTCTTAAGTAGTTCTCTTTCTCTAGGTTTGTTTTGGCTCTAGTTAAATTACTATTAATTGCCTCTTGATGTTTAGTTGTTCTAAATTGCTCTAAGTTTTGACGTGCAAGATCAACTAAAGCTTGTGGGTAATTTTGATCATTATATCCATTTAATAGATCATCTCCAAACTTATTAACTGCGTTGTTTGCTTCATCAATACTATATGAAGAGAAGTCAGGATGTAGATTAAAGAAATTATTTTCTAACTTAGCAAGGTCATTGTATATAACCCCTTGTCTTAGAAAACCAAACCTGCCTTTTCTCCATTCAGATTGAGTCATCAAACGGAGAGCTTCATACTTCTCTCCTTCAGCCTCAGCTTTTGCAGCAAGTTTTTGTTTTTCCTTGTGATCTTTTAAGAGTAGATTGTCTCCCTTTTCATAGATGTTTATAGCTAAGTCAATTTCTTCTTGACTAAAACCAGATTCATCAGAAAAATTAATTTGCCTTTTTTGGCTTTGCTGTTTAGCGACTTGAGCAGCTTGAAAGGCTGTTTGAGAGAAAGCTCCTAACTGTTCAATTAACTGTAAAGGTACTCCAGCATTTTGAATACGTCTTTTATCATTAGCTTGTTCAGCTGATTCACGTCTCTCAAAACCTTTGTTGATTTTTTGATACTCTTTTTCAAGTATCGAAGCATAATCTGGTGCTTCTTCGAATTCTAATGCCATAGTTATTTTATTAGTTTTACCAGATCTTGGCGTTCACACCGCCTGTATAAATACTTGCAACAGTACCAGCTATCTTTAATCCATCCATTAACGCTGCAGCTCCAACACTCTGCATAACAGGTGCAGGTGGTGCTACATCAGCTACAGGTTGGAATGCTACTTGTGCAAACTGTTGATCTTTATAACCCTTCGCTTGTGCTCCTGCTTTAGCATCTTCTCTTCTTAACTTGTAATCATTTTGTCTAATAGCACGACTAATCTTAGCCAGTTCTCTTCCATAATCAGCTTCCTCTGCTACACGTAGTCTATTTATTGATCTACCTGTTCTACCACTAGCCATTAGCTTGGCAGATTCACTTTCATTTAGCAGTTTGACGTACATATCTTGGTACTTAAGCTCAGCTTCTGCTCTCTTATCTTGCCTCTTACGTTCGCTTTCGCCGTAAGCTGCCTGAGCTGCCATCTCTGCATTATTCGTATTGATATCATATTGAACATTCTTAGCTGAATAGACACTTAGATCTTGCATCCATTGTCTTTCACGACGTTCATTTTGATATGCGTATTGTCTGCGAGCAGCTTCATTTTGTGCTCTCGCTTGCGCTCCTAAACACACGGCAAAATTCTATAAAGGATAATTTGTTTGGACCAAACTCAATCTCTCGTAAGAATTTGAATCCAAGGAATTGAAGTAGCTTTAAATGGACTGTGTTGCGTTTATCAACAACATTCCACAGCAACTTATCGGGTTGTCTTTCTACATAACGTCTAGCTTCCCTAGTAAACGTTATTGGGTAGTCATGAATAGCATGTGTACATAACATCCAGATCTGACCTCCAACGTCTACTCCAGCCATTCCAGCAGTCTTGCCGTTAGGCACTGTGAAGTACACGCAGGAGGGCTTCTGAACAGCGTCAAGTAGTGCTTCTGTTGCATCTATACCATGACCTTCTTCGACCTCTCTACGGTCCTCTGGACGTAGGTTAGAGGCTACTTCTTTAGCAGCCTCCAACGTTATTGGGTGAATAAATTTAGACACTTGAATAAAACTTATTTGTATAGTCTCCTTCCCATGTCATTGAGAACAATGTTAATGGTGTTGGATGTTTAGATTTAAGTGTAAGTGTTGTATTTGTATTTCTATCGTATATAGGTATAACTTTAATTTGTAGTTGTTGTGTTGGTAGTTCACTTTCTTCAGAGTAATCAGCTATGACTGATTCATGATCTTCAGTAAAAGTCGGCTTACCTCTTCTTTTAAGTACTGTTTGATATAAACCAGACGCACCTAAATTAATCTTATTCCTATGTAGAACTAATGAACCTCTAGTATCAGATCTAACTGATTCACCTTGTTGACTAGTTGGGTATATCTTAGGGAATTCAACTTCCATTTCATACAATATACCTAACACAACTGAGGTACTAGACCAATCTCCAACTACTTCAACATTACTTCCATTGATTGTAACCTCTGCATAACGACCAACTGGATCTGTACCACTATTATCATAAATAGCCATATCACCACCTGCTGCCTCAGTAGTCCACCAATTAGTAGGTAATGGGAATGTAGTTTTATTTGTAGAAGCGTTATATGTATTAGATGCAATACTTACTGAGGTAGCACAATCTAAATAGATTGGATGTATATCCTCCTTATCAGTAGATGTACCAGTATAAGTTTGTAAAGTATCAGAATGAAGCTTAAGATCAAGCTTAATTAGCATACATTTACCATCATCATCTAAGACTATATACAATGAGTCATCTATAATAAAATGATATTGAATATCCCAATGGAATGACCAAGTAAACCAAGCTTGATGTACTCGCTTATCTGAAGTATTGAAAAACTTATAGCAGTATAAAGTTGTTTTATCTTTTTCACTTAATGCTACAAAACCATTTTCTTTAGAAGTTGAAACTATATTTAGATCTTTATCTAGTAACTCACTAACAACTTTACTTTGTTCAATAACATCAGGTTCACCTTCTCTAAGAACCCTAGCCATCTCCATTAATCTACTATGTTCTCCTACATTATCTATAAAACCAATAGTAGTACCAAGTGAAAATGGATTAGTATTATGATTAAAGTTATAAGCTGATATGAAGTTTATCTTAGCTGTTAAAGGACTTAGTACATCACTATCTGTAGTCAACATGAATTGTTGATTTTTAGTGAATAAAATTAGACCACTATTAACTTGAATACCATCAAAAATAATAGCTGGATATTCAGAACTACAAGAGATATCAATTGGATCAGTAGCTGTAAATGTAATAGCAGACTTAGACCAGAAATTAGTAAAGTCTCCAGGTCTAGACATGATTACATTTTCATCACTAAGCATTACAAATCTGTTCCTAAAGAACAGCATCTTATTAATAGTCTTACCAATGAAACTAGGTTGAGGGTTAGTACCATCAACACTTGTATCTCCTACTTGTGCGTTATCCCAAGTAACAGTTGAAAGTGTAAATGTACCATTAGCTTGTCTTACCAATTGAAGAGGCATAGTACCTGCATCAAATTCAATATTAGTTCCTGGTTTTGCACATTCTTCCCATACACCTTCACCATCTCTATCGTTATGTCCAAAGAATTTTACATAGTAGTCATCTTCTTCAGCTTCACTATTAGATATTTTAACTACATATCCATGTTTACATTGATTAGGTAAGTCAGCTACATCTTTAACTGAATCAGTTAATACATTTAGTAATTCTCCTACAGGTGAAGATACATTAAATGATCCTGATGGTCTAGTAATATAAAGACCATTACCTATTTGTTGTACATTAGCATCAGTAAAGTTACTAGTAGCTACAATATCAGTTCGTATTGAACCTAATATACTTTCAGCAGTAACTGTTGTTTTAGTATCAAATGAAGTTGGAGTTGGTCGAATTAATCCAAGGTTAGCTTGTACTTTAGATGTACTTGTCTCTTCTATCTTTACTTTATATACAGCATCTTTCATAAAGATATGAAAAAAGTCACCAGTTTCCCAACCCTCTCCTCCGTGGAGTAGATCGTATGTAGTTTTATATCTAGCTTGGTATGTGGTTGAAGCAGTTTCCCCAGTCCCAGTTGTATAAGGTACTGACTGACCTGTAGTAGCTATTCGGAAATAAAGATTATTTCTGCCAGTCTGACCTACTAGTAGATTAGTAGGTTTGTAGACAAGGACAGTATAGTTATATGCTGTAGAAGTATTAGAAGAATCTGCCTTTACTCCACCAGTTGCACCATCGTCAGTAAGAGATGAGTTACTGTTTATAGAAAATATACGAGTACCTACATTAGGTGCATACGCATCTCTACCGTCTCCTGCACTGTCATCACACCTAACCGTTGCTGAACGTCTACTTGCATGGTCAACCATGAAACCATTTGCATCGCAGTAGTTATTACTAGAATTGACTAACTCAACACTTATACGTGTAGCAGTAGTGACTGTAGTTGTATTTGTATTATCAAATATATTAACTGCATATTGATTAGCATAAGCTACTTTCTTTAACTCTATAAATGCCTCTGGTGGTCTAGTAGCTTCTGTAGTAGAAGACATAGCAGTAGGCTTAGTACGATTAGTTATATAGGTATAATCATTTACAGTTAAAGTTTGAATATCTTGATCATTAGTATGTGTTAAATAAGTAGCTATAGCAGAACTATTTCCACTGGAATTAACAGTAACAGGACTACCATCACTACACTTCCACATATTGACATCACCTGTTCTACTAATCTGACCTAAGTATTGTTCAGTCTCATCTCTGTAGTAGTGAAACCATTTACCTTGATCTTGAGAATCTGTAGCTGCACCTGCTGCATCTAATTGTTTAATGAATCTAGTTCCTGGTCTTTTAGATAAACCCTCTGTGATATCTGGAAATACATTTGTTGCTATATTAACCTGTCCAGGTACTTTAAATTCATCAGGTTGTTGAGATATTCCAGCTATATAAGAGGGTATTGTTTGAGTTACATTTGACATTATCTACTAAGTACAGAGAACGGTGTATAAGGTCTATATCCTGATTCATGTGGGATGTTAAAGAATGATGGATCTCCTTTATCACATTCATATTCAATACAAGATGCTCTTGATTTAGCTTCATCTTGTTGTAGTAGTTGTACTAGTTGTGCGTTAGATACAAGCTGTGTAGCTGCTCTTACAGCTGCTCTATAGGTTATGTATCTTTGAAATACATTTGGTAGATCAGCAAATGGATAAAGAGTTACTGCATCTATATAGACATCATTATCAAATTCATCTGTGTGATGTACAAGATCATATAGTCTTCCATTTCTAGTTACTACATCTTTTGTTCTATCAGATAGTCCATCATTCAGATCATACCTAAGAGTATTAGCAGGAAGTGTTACATGCTTATTAGCATCTGGACTTATTTTTATATGATTCTCAGTATTAAAATGCCAGCCTTCATTCTGTACATCCTTATTTACTTCATTAAGGATATTGTATATAAATGATATTTCTGGATTCGTAAAGTTAAGGGTGGTTATTGGTGACTGACCGATGGCTCCCAGTATAGAATTGACTGCGGATAATTCGGTATCGAGTTCAGTTGTTGTGGTAGCCATAATTATATATAAAAAAAAAGGGAGCCATAAAGACTCCCATTACTTTGCACTATGTAAGTGCAGATGGTGCAGTTGCTGTACCTGCGAATAGTTCAACAGCAGCAGCTGGATTCAATGAATCAGCTCCCATTGCTAAACGTCCAAGGATAACGTCACCCTGATAAATCACGGATACGTCACCACTGGTGATTTGTACTTGAGGACCAATAGCCTCAACACAACCTGCAGCTTCTTTCTGGAAGATCAAGCCACAGCTGTTTGCGAACTCAGTGCTGTTACCGTATGTGTTAACAGTCTTAGTTGCAGTAGTACCAGCTCTTTCATCAGCAAGTGCTTCACCTACGAATGAACCAGTGTTACCAGGATCGGTAACTCCAGGGTTAGTTGCAGAACCAGAACCAAACTTAGTACCGTAGTTAGAGAAGAATGGGATGTTCATAGACTTGTAGATCTTAATGCCTGCAATTTCTACGATTCCATTACCTTTCTGACGTGCTGTACCTTGCTCGTCTCTATTGATTAGTCCACTGTCACCGACTTTCTGGATTAGCTCATAGTATTGGCGTGGGTTAAGTACACCTACACGACCTTCAGTGCTAACACCTTTCTCGTCTAGTGCAGCTGCAGCATCATAGAATGCATTCACTAGTAGATCAGCATCATAAGCATCAGATGCGTTGGTTCCTGTCGAACCTACACGTACCTGAGTACCACCTGGCTCAACAAAGTTAGACTTAGTGATAGGTGATGCTAATCTTGCAGCCTTAGTAATAGCTCTGAAGATTTTTCTGTCATATTTTTCAGCGAGTGCATATCCAATCTTCTTAGATATTTCTCCACGAAGCTCATAATGAGCAAGAACTTCGTCTAACTCGTAAACGAAAGCTGAACTGATTAGTAGATCGTCAACTGTAATAGTTTTCTCTGCTACTGGTGGTGCACCATCGGAGTTACCGAGGATGTTGTTACCAGGAGTATGATCGAATTACTCCCTACTTTAATAGGGTTCAGACTATATCATCTCCCGCTAGGGGAGTCGGACGCTATTCATGTATTACGGAACAAGCGTGTTCCACCATGTAGTCGTTGCACCTTCCTCTCACGCTTGAGAGGCTTGGCTCAGGATTGGCTTATCTTTCGACTTAGCTTTCCCTGAATTCATCCGATTTGCTATATGTATTACTACATAAAGGAGCAATCATTTACTCAGCTGAAGTTCTACCTGTGAAGATAAACTGAAGAGACTTACCGTTCTTCAATGTTCTCTTCATTACAAGATCCCTAGCAATTGTATTGTTTTGGAATCCTTTAAACATCTCACCTGAG